CTTCAACTATTGGATTACCTGATGGGGCTCTCATACCTTCTGTTAGTTGAACAGGAGATACTGTAAATGGGATAGTTTCTATGAGTACTTGTCTCATATTATAGTTCTATTCCGTTTTGGTATGAAAACACAGTTGAGTCTGAATCGTACCAATCTGATACTTCATAAGAACCATCTTCTCGTTGATTAACGTGTTGTACTACTCCTTCTCTTGATATTGCTTTAGCTAGCTTTATAGCTTGTGCTAAAGATTCTTCGTTTGCCATGCCCCTTAAATCAGCTTGGGTTTCATAGTCATAAGACTCATTTTTTAATTCTTCTCTAATGATAGTGTTGATGATAGAGCGGAGTTTGTTTTCATTCATTTTTTCTTTTCTAGAAAAGACGATTTTTAGGTTTTCAACATCCCGATTAAATGTTTCTTTATCATCGGTAACGCTAGCCCAATCATCACTTATAAAATGCTTTAATTTTTTACCATTATAAAAATCATCTTTAAAATCTTCCATACTATAAGGTGCTCTTGTTTCTCCTGTTAATTCTAGATATATAGTGTTTAATCTATCAAGCATTTCTTCTTTTGTATTAGCTGTAAGAGTTAAAGGCTTTTTATCTTCATATTCCCCTTGTATATTATATACAGCATAATATTTTTTGGGTTGTTCTAAATTTTCTTTCAAATTACCATACCCACTTGACTTGTATTTGCCAGTTGGTGCTTTGGGTTCACCTAAACCCGGAGCATCTTTAGTGTATCCAATTCCTTTAATACCAAAAGCTGCATTTTCTACATAATATGTAGGACTTTTAGTTAAATTTTTACGAACTATTTCTTTTAATTGGTCTACAGTTTTGTCTTCATTTTTAGGATCTTTCATTTCAGCATAATATCCTTCTAAAAATGCTTCACCGTATACATTGTCTATAATTTTTTTATCAGTTAAATCGTATCCTGTTTCTCTTTGATTATCTTCTACTTCTTTAGATAATTTAGTATTAACTGCTTTTATATCGTAAGTGCCCGAAGCTTTAGGAGATTTAATAGGATTTTCTTGAACTGAGGCTTCATTAACAAATACTTCAAATGATTTAAATGGGTCAAAAGTACGTTGTGTTACTACTCCTCCTGCAGCTTCGTTTATGATGCTTCTTTGTTTAAGTATTGTTATAGCTTCATTGTACGTAGCAAAATTAGTAACGTATTCTGGGAATAATCTACGAGCTGATTTTAAGAACACATCTTTGTGTCCTTTACCTTCGTTGATTAAATTAAATTGTTCTTGTAGACTTTTCATTTTTATCTATTTAAAAGTTCTTCTATATCGTTTAAGTAATCTAAAATTAAATCTGTTGGTTTGACAACAGCGTATGATTGGGGTTTATCTTTATAGTAAGCTATGGTTTCTTCCTTAGCGTTGTCTATAAGGGGGTATAAATTATTTAATTTTCCCTCAATTTGTTTGAATGCTGCTATACGTTCTTCTTGAAAGTTAATCCTAGCAGGATCTGCTTCGTTGAGTTTTTTAGATAATTTATATTTATACATATTATTTTCTCCCCATAAATATTTAGTATCTATTGCTTTTGATTGAGATGCTAATTTTTTGGAATCTACAGGCTTAAATCCTAAGTTTTTAATATAATAATTATTTTTTACCCCACTAGATCCAGCTTTAGGACCTTTACCTAAAGAAGCACCAGGATTAGCTTCGCCTAGTTTTTTCATCTTTTTAGTTAATTTAAAAGCATAGGGAGTAGCGTATTGTGCCCCCTGACCTGGTGAAAATGAGGCAGCACCTGCACCCCCACCTGTCCCCGACATTTCTTTTATTTTTTTATTTGGGGTTTCCATTTGCCTTTTTTAGTTCTTCTACAAGTTCACAATATTGGAGTAAATCAATTATATTATCGTTTTTAATAGGAGCAGTTTTTTCTATTTCAACTATTAAAGGTAAAACTTCATTTAACTTAATTTGAACTACTTTATCTGTAATATTTTTATTTAATTTAGTAAGTTCAGTTTTAAGCTCTTGTATTTTTGTGTTGTAAAATGTTCTAAGTTTAGGCGTAGAATCAACTGATGTAATAAATTCTTTTAATACTTGTTTTTGAGATTCGTGTAAATTAGTATATTTGGTATTAAATTTTTCTAGTAAGATTTTGTATGTTAAAATTCTTAAGTCTTTATCGTATGACTTAAATTCATCTATTACATCTTCTTTAACTTTAGATTCAGTAATAGGGGTAACAGATAAATATTCTAATAAAGCAAATCTATTAGATGAAACTTGTTCTACATCAATTACTCCTAAAGATTCTATTTCTATTAGTGAGTATAAAGCGGCTTGTGCTTTATAATTGGGTAATTTTGTTTTAAAAAACTCATCTAGATTATAATGTTTTTGTATTTCATTAATTAAATTGTATTTTTGTTTTCTTAATGAAGTTTTATTAAGTTTTTTAGACGACTCTAAAATAGTTTGAATTAAAATGTTAGATTTAGTTTCGCTTAGTTTTTTGCTTTTGGTTAAACCTTCATATAACTTTAATTCTTTACCTAGTTCGCTTTTTACAAAATGTTTTTTAATTATGTTTAAGGCAGGGGATTGAATATTATTAAGCGTATCAGCTGTTACTTGACGTACTAGTAATTCAAATAGAATACCCGTATTCTTAAACTTGGAATGTTTTATCTTCATCCTAGACTTTATTTATAAATATATGGAGATACTTATTCAGTTAAATTACTTTCGTCTAAGAGCGATTCTCCCGCACTTTTCTTACCAAAGATAATATCTTTATTTAAACTTTCTAGTAAAGTTTTATTTTTAGCATACACAGATTTAGAAGTTTCTAAAGCTAAAGGTGAACCTCCTTTATAATTTGGTGTTCCAAATCCTTCTTGGTCGTCCACTTTGTTATCTTTTCTACCTAATCTATCTCTACCAAACGCGTTTTGTTGAGTATTTATATTAGATGCTTTTTCTTCAGGGCGACCTAGTGGTGTTTTTTCATCGTATCCTTGGGGTACTGAATTATCTTCGTATCTATTCCTGCCATATAAAGAAGCTAAATCGTGAGGAGTACCATATGAACGTCCGGTTTCTTGTGGGTCATTTCCTTCCTCTGCGATTTGTTTGTTTCTAAATGCACGTTTTTGGTCTTCAATTACTAGATCTCTATATTCCTCATATTGATCTTCACTGAATTGGAAGATATGGTTGTATATCCAATCTGTAGGGATAATTTTTAATTCAAGCATTGTTGTAGCTAAATCAACTTTTTCCTTTAATAATGCTACTTTTTCCTGTTCAGCTATAATTGAAGGAGTTGTTAAATTTAATTCAAAATTTGTTAATTGATCACCATCGTATCCTTGAGTATATAAATGTACTAATGCTATTTTATACAATTCGGACAATAAAATACGTTGTATTCTATCAATTGTACGAGCAAATCTAATATCTTCAGCAGCTAAGGTAGCTTTACCTGTTAGATCTTTTTCGTATCCCATAAACGCTTTAGGTACTTTGAGAGCAGCAAATAATTTGTCTCTTAAATAAGCAACGTCTTCTATACCATTATATTCTAATCCTTTAGCAGTATCAATTTTAGTTGTTGAATCGTTACCTCTTACTGGAATATAGAAGTCTTCAAGTATATTTTGCATATTATACTTTAGATTATATTCACCTGTTTTTTCATCCATTAATGGAGTTTTCTTCATTGTTTGGATGGTTTTTTGCATAAATGCATCTACCTCTTGTGGTGGGATATTACCTACGTTTATATAAAAAATACGTCTTTCGGGGGCACGAGATATTCTGTGAATTAACATCGCGTCTTCCATTAAAATATATTGTTTAAATAATCTGCGGCCTGGTTCTAGATATGAACGGCCATAAGGGAGATAATTAACATCTGTCAATAATCTAAAATGGGCCATCTCATAGTTATCAAATACAATTTGATTATCCGATGGTTTAGTATTTGGGGTAGAATAATAACCTGAACCTCCTGTATAATATCCATCGGGAGAATATAAGAATTGAACTTTAGCAGGATTTTGCATATCAAAATTTTCACGTCTTTGGATATGATATGCTGTATAAGGGATAACATTGTATACTCCAAATTTTTCTGCTATTTCAAGTTTTAAGAAAAAGTCCCCGTATTTACACATTTGACGAGTCCAAGACCACAAATTAAATTCAATGTTTAATACATCATAAAATAAATTATATAATATTTTCTGAATATCGTCATCGCTACTTTTAATTTGAAGCACCTCACCCATATCATTTTTTAGGGTACATTCATCAGATATGATATCAAGGGCAGAAGCTACAATAGCATCTGTATCCATTGTATCGTAATCACTATAAAGATATATTCTTGAATATTGGTATTGTAGATTAAATTGCTGACCTAATAAAGATGTAGCAGCTGGATTAGTGTAGATTTTATTAAATTTATCTACTAGAGAATTTGTTTGAAATTCACCACTAGTTTGGATTTTATCGGTATCAATTACTTTTAATTGATTGCCTCCATCATTTCTAATGATTACGTCTGTTGAAAACAGACGCCTTAATCTTGAAAATACATCAGTGTTTGCCATTGTTTATAAATATATTAAAGGAGCCATCTTATGTCTTCTTGTTGACCCCCGATTTGTTGTATGTATGGATTAGGAACATTATTGCTGTTAAATACTACCGGAGTAGTATTTTTTCTCATATTTCCTAAAGCTGCTCTAGTCATATCTAAACCTTGTTGTTGGAATTTAAGTGAAGTATCTCTTAAATACATTGCTATACCAAAAGACATTACTAAATCATCGTTGTAGCCTTGTTGTGCTTCAGGACGTCCATTTTTCCAAATAAATACCTTCATTTCTTCAAGTAAACGTTTAGATTGTATTGTGACACTTTTATCTCCAACGTATTCTCGCATTTTATTTACTATAAGAGGACGAGTACGTTGGGACATTGTAAAACCGGGTGTCATATTTGAACCATATTCATATCTATTAAAATATGATTCCGCAGATAAAGCATCACTTTTAGGAGAATAATATAAATTTTGATATCCTCTTTCCATTATAGTTTCTAAAGTAGCCCACCCTATAGATGAATTTTCGGGAGCTAATAAGGCATTATTATATTCTGTTGCTAATCCAACTAAAAAATGTCCAAATTCTTTAGGGGCTAATTGCCCTTTATATTCAGCTACTTGAATATTTGTTTCAATATCTATAATGTGTGCTGTAGAAAAGTCTCTACCATCCCCCCTAGCTACATCAGCTGTAACCATATATTCTCTAGAATAATCTGCTTGTTCCCAAACCCATAAATTTTTATCTAAACCTCTTCG